AGCAGCATCAAGCAAAACGTATACTTTAAACATTCCTGCTAATACAGACGTATCTGTTACACAGAATGCGGCTATTACAACAGCTGGAGAATACCCCGTTCTTTTAGCTAATAGCACATCTACATCAGCAGTTACTGGATCTGTTAATAAAACAAGTAGTTTAAAATATAATCCAAGTACTGGTGTGCTTTCAGCGACAAAGTTCTCTGGCGATGGTAGTGCTTTGACCAATCTTCCAGGAGGAACAGATGTTAATGTTACTCAAAATGCCGCTATTTCTACAGCAGGAGAATATCCGCTTATTTTGGCGAATAGTACTGCGACTAGCGCGGTAACTGGAAGTGTAAACAAGACGAGTAGCTTGAAATATAATCCAAATACGCAAGTATTAACGACTCCTAAGATTGCGGCAACGACTATGACTGGAAAATTAACCTGTTAGAATAATACGGATTATGATACAAAACAAGCAAGAAATATTTTTATAATTAGTTCAAGTTCTTCTCTTCCTACTGGGGCAAATGGTGATATTTGCTTACTTTATTGATAAGGAAAGAGAGGTAAAATAAAATGGCAACTTTTAATTTTCAGCCAAAAACAGTTTCTGGCGTAGGAACGGTTTATGTTAATCAAACAGCTTCAGCCATACCAGATGCTGTATATGGATATACTGTTACAATAGAAAATAATACTCGTACAGATTTTAATATACCAATTCAAGGGGATACATATTCATTTTGGAAAAGAGATACTACTTCCTATACTTTTGATTTAAATGAATATGAAAAATCAGATATAGATACTGATTTAGCCAACTATCTTGGCAGCCATAGCTCTTCTGATTATACCTTAACTACAGAAGCAGGATTTGTAATAAATAGAACTAAATTCTGTTGGGTTGGTAGTAAGACAGCAAACTCTTCTGTCTATACCAATTCTACACATTCTTCTGTATATGCTCAATATCCTATAATTCAGTTTGGTTATTCAAATACACCAAATCCAACATCTTCTTCATCGCTTATTCCTATAATTACTCAGATAGGTCATGCATGTATGAATTTCGCAGGGCCTGGTGCATATGAACATACAACAGGATCTGATTGTAACTGGGTACAAATACCTTTTACACAAGGCACAGCATCGGATTGTAAAAGACTTGTTTCTAGTTATGATTATAATGATTCATCATCTTTAGCAATTAAAATAAGAGACGACATGTGGGCCGATGACTATGCAGCTCATTTAGATATAATTAGTGATACTTCTACGAATGAAGCTACTTGGACTTTATCTGGAAATATTTCCGATCCTAGAATTTCTAGTTATGGTGGAACTTATAAACAATATACAAAGAGTTTTGCACGAACAGCTTATTTCCCAGCTCCTGCTAGTACAACATATGATAAGTGGACTTTCTCAACTTTTTTAACAGATGATGCTATTATGAAATTTATGAATTCGGGATATGTATATCTATATGCTACTCCTGTTTTTGAAGATTATGATTATTTTACAAGTACAACTATGGCAGCTGCTTCATTAGATGACCTTAATAGCTATGGTATGGGTTGGATATCTGAAGGAAAAGCTTTTACAGGTTCAAAAGTTTGTCGTGGCGGTTCTTGGCGTGACATAAAATCAGCGAAGGTTTATGTAAACGGAGCATGGAAAAATGTAACGGCTATGAAGGTTTATCAAGGAGGATCTTGGAAAGATGTTCCATCTACTTCTGCGCCTGTCTCGTATTGAGAGGTAATTAAAAATGGCTGTTATTAAATAGATTAAAACAGATGCCTCTCATACCTATGATTTAGCGGTATATAATACAAACGTAACTCGAACTAATAGTATGAATACTTCGGGTTCTGTAAATACACTTGATAGAGCCTTTATTAATAAAGCCAGAGCAAATAGAACAGCTTTTATGCCCGCTGCCGCAATAAAAATTGAATATTCAAGTGATGGTGGATCTACATGGACAACATCTTCTGCTACAGATGCACAAAAACGTAATCTTTTTGCAGAAACTCAAGGATATAGCTGTCCAGTAGGCCCAGGCAGTGGGACAGTAACAACAAATTACCGGACAAGAATTACAGTAGAACCTACAGATAGATATGCTTATGTTGATACTGCTTATATATGGTTATCTACACCACATGGCTTATAGTGTGATATAGAAAGAAGCACTATCGGAAATAAAGATACTTTTTCATATATAAGACAGAACGTTCCAGTATCTGGTTGGTCTGGGCCGAACGAAATTGCATTTGCTCCTGGGACTTTTGGAGGAAGCGCCGGTCAAACAAGTAACACCTATAAATATAGATTTACATTTAAAGTAATTTCAGTTTTATCATCATATTCAACATCATAGCCTGGCATATTGGATATAAGAATGTATGGTACTAGTTCTTGGACAGCCGGAAATTCTTATGCAGGTGGAGACCATCTTTATTCATGGGACTATGATCAAAATGTTACTTTCCCAAAGAAAGTAACTGCAACTAGTTTTGCCGGTGATGGTAGTGCATTAACTAACGTACCTGATACAAAGGTTCAATAGAATGCCGCAATCACAACAGCAGGCAATTATCCTGTCCTCTTAGCTAATAGTACTGCAACATCTCAAGTTACAGGAGCCGTAAATAAAACATCTTCATTATTATATAATCCAAGTACTGGATTATTATCTGCTACAAAATTTGCTGGCGATGGAAGTTCAATTACAAATATATCAACTGGTGCATATGTTGATAACGATGACGTTTTACATATGTTCTAATTTTAAAACCCCTACAAAAAGTTAAAAACTTAAAGTAGGGGTTTTTTGTTTTTTATAAAAAAATATGTTATAATAAAAGAAAAAGAGGTTTTTTAAAAATGATTAAAGTTTTATTAGCTACCCCTTTAAAACAAAAACCCTATATATTTACAGAATTTCAAAAAAGTATAGATAATCTTATAATTCCAGATGGAGTAACTCTTGATAGGTTTTATATAGTAAATAATTGTCCAGAAATTATTCCATATATAACGTCTGGATCATTCCAAGAAATAACCTTTGAAGAACAAACTCTTCAGCAAACACCCCATAATTGGAAATCAGAGCATATTAGACATATGATAGATATGCGAAATCATTGCTTTAATGTCGCTAGCCAAGGCGATTATGATTATGTTTTTTCTGTAGATTCAGACCTTATACTCAATCCGCATACTCTCAAACTTTTATTAGATTATAAAACAGATATAATTGGCGAAGCTTATTGGACAAAATCTGAAATAGGATTATGGTATAATGCTTCATTGTATAATTTATACAATATGGATCAAAAGGTTACAGTTCCTAATAATATTCAAGCAATAGTTGATCATCAGGTTCCTGGCGTATATAGAGTTGGCATGACTGGAGCATGTATATTAATTTCAAAACGAGTATGGCAAAGTGGTGTTAATTATTCCGAAATTCCATATCAGTGGGCAGAACCAATTTCAGAAGATCGAAATTTCTGTCTTAGAGCGGCTTGCGCAGGCTTCCCTATTTATATAGATACTCAAATACCTCCATATCATTTATTTAATGATGAATATTATAATACATATATGGAAAGAATAGGTTCTTCCTTGCGGGCGCCCACTGTATAATTAATCGACCCATTGCGCCAGTAGAGGAATTTGACAAAAAATAAAAAATATGTTATAATATAATAAAGAGAATAATATAGAAAAGAGATTTTTGATGAGAGCATATTTTGGAAGTCATAATCACACAACGATAGGTTCTAATATTCGGCTACTGGATTCTATCAACAAAGTAGAGGATCTCATAGACAAAGCAATAGAATTAGGACTTTCTGGTATCGCAATAACAGATCATGAAAGTCTTTCTGCGCATATTACAGCATTACAACATTATGATAAAATAAAAGAAACACATCCGAATTTTAAATTAGCATTGGGAAATGAAATATATCTTACAGATGATCGTAGAACAGGTCAAAAATATTTTCACTTTATCTTAATTGCAAAAGATGCAATAGGACATCGCGCATTAAGAGAATTAAGTTCTCAATCTTGGTTTTATAGTTATTCAGATCGAGGAATGGAAAGAGTTCCAACTTTAAAATCTGAATTATCAGAAGTTGTTAAAAAATTTAAAGGTCATTTAATAGCGACAACCGCTTGTATTGGCGGTGAGTTACCAACATGGATATTAAAATATACTACTGCTAAAAAAGTAAATATGATGAAGGAAGCGGTTGAATATTATCAAAAGATCGAATCATTTATTAAATTTTGTTTAGATTTATTTGATGAAGATTTTTATATAGAATGTGCGCCAGGCACATCAGAAGAACAGATTTTAGTTAATCAAGTAAGTCGTAATGTTGCAAAATATTATAATATCCCGATGATAGTGGCGACGGATGCTCATTACCTGACAAAGGCAGAGCGCCCAGTTCATAAAGCATATCTTAACTCTAAAGAAGGCGATAGAGAAGTAGATAGTTTTTATGAATATACATATTTAATGAATTATGATGAGCTTGAACAATTATTAAAGTTTAGTTTTGGTGATGATATAGATTTTATTGATTCAATTATAGATAACACAAGAAAAATTGAATCAAAAATAGAATCATATTCATTGGCTCATCATCAAGATATTCCAAAAGTAGAAGTCAAAGATTATCCAAAGTCTTCTTGGTGGGGAAATAATAATCCAGATGCAGATGATATGGAAAATTATCCGAATCTTAAAAAGTTATTTACTTCAGAAGATGTTCAAGATAGATATTGGGTAAATGAATGTTGGAATAAATTAAATGAAATAGGTCATGGTTGGAAACAATATAAAGAAAATGGCGATGACAGATATTTAAAAGAGTTAGAAGAAGAGGCTAGAGTTAAAAGTATTATTAGTGAAAAACTTGAAACAAATATGTTTCGTTATCCTAATACTTTACAACATTATATAGATATGATTTGGGATTGTGGTTCGACGGTTGGCGCAGGTCGTGGATCGAGTTGTGCAGCGTTAAATCATTATTTATTAGGAATAACTCAGCTAGATCCTATTGAATGGAATTTGCCATTTTTTAGGTATTTAAATGATGAGAGAGTCGAACTCGGTGATATCGATATAGATATATGTCCATCAAAATGCGATCAAATCTTATCAAAAATAAGAGAAGAACGCAAATCAATGTTCAATGAAGACGTTCCAGAATGGGCAAAAGAAAATCTTGGTTGCGTTCGAGTAGCGACGTTTGGTACAGAGGCAACCAAATCCGCAATCTTGGCGGCTTGTCGTGGATACAGATCGCCAGATTATCCAACAGGAATAGATATAGATGAAGCACAGTATATGGCATCATTAATTCCTCAGGAAAGAGGTTTTTTATGGACGATTAATGATGTTGTAGAAGGTAATCCAGACAAGGGCCGCCAGCCAGTTAAAATGTTTATTGAAGAAGTAAATAATTATCCTGGCCTACTGGATATAATAAAAACGATAGAAGGAGTTGAGAATAAAAGATCTTCTCACGCATCTGGAGTTGTTTTGTATGATGGCGATCCGTTTGAAAAATGTGCTTTTATGAAAACGCCAAAAGGAGTTATAATAACTCAATGGAGTTTGCATGATATAGAATATATGGGAAATGTTAAATATGACTTTCTCGTAACTGAAGTTCAAGATAAAATAGTTCAAACAGTAAAGTTTCTTCAAGAATATGGAGAAATTGAAAAAGATTTATCTTTAAGAGAGGTATATAATAAATATCTTCATCCGAATGTTCTTCCAATAGGAAAAGATTCAAAAATATGGAAAGCATTAAGTGATATGTCTGTTATTAATGTATTTCAGTTTGATTCACAGGTCGGATCTCAAGTGGCGAAGCGACTTAAGCCAGAGACAGTTCAGGAAATGAGTGACGCCAATGGTTTGATTCGATTGATGGGAGAAGAAGGAAAAGAAAGACCATTGGATAAGTATTATAGATATAAAAATGATATAAGCCTGTGGTATGAGGAAATGGATAATGCGGGGTTAACCAAAGAAGAACAAAAAACCTTAGAGCCATACTTTTTATCATCTTATGGCGTTCCGCCTTCTCAGGAACAACTAATGTGGATGTTGATGGATCCAAATATCTGCAACTTCTCGTTGGCGGATGCGAACCTCGCGCGCAAGATCGTGGGCAAAAAGCAAATGTCAAAAATTCCAGCTTTAAAAGAACAAGTATTAAATCAAGCAAAAAGTAAAGCACTTGGGTCATATGTATGGCATGCTGGCGTTGGGCCACAGATGGGATATAGCTTCAGTTTAATTCATTCCTTGGCTTATAGCTTTGTCGGGGTGCAAACCTTATATCTTGCAACTTATTATCCAGAAATATATTGGGATGCGGCTTGCCTTGTAGTAAATAGTGGATCTCTTGAAGATACAGAAAAAGAATCTGGAACAAATTATGAAAAAATGGCCCGCGCCATAGGCGATATCAAGGCCGCAGGTATAGAAGTAAGTTTAATAGACATAAATAAATCTCAGATGGGATTTATTCCAGATGTAGAAAATAATAGAATTCTTTTTGGATTAAAAGGAGTTCTTAATATAAATGATAATTTAATTAAAGAAATAATTGAAAATAGACCTTATACTTCTTTTAGAGATTTTGAAAAGAAAGTAAAAATAAATAAAACAAGTATGATTTCTTTAATTAAAGGTGGCGCATTTGATAGTTTTTATCCGAGAGCGAAAACATTAGGATTATATCTTTGGTCAACGTGTGATAAAAAGAGTAGATTAACTTTGGCGAATTTGCCAATGTTATTAAAAAATAATTTAATCCCACTAGATGATGATAAAATAAAAATGGCTTATCGTGTTTTTGAATTTAATAGATATTTAAAAGCAAAATGTAAATTAAATAGTGTATATTATTTAATAAATGAGCCACGTTCTTATGATTTTTTAACAGAATTAAATAAAGAACAACTTTTAACAACATCAGGAGAAAACACGGTAATTAAACAATCAGAATGGGATAAAATTTATCAAAATTATGCAGGAATATTTAGAAATTATATAAAAGAAAATGCAAATCAATTATTAGATTCTTTGAATCAAAAATTATTCACAGATGAATGGAATAAATACGCAACAAAAAATAGTTTATCTGCGTGGGAAATGGAAGTTTTATGTTTCTATTTTCATGATCATGAATTAAAAGATATTGATTTTAATAAATATGGAATTAAAGATTTTTCATCATTGCCATCGACGCCAATTGTTGAATCATCTGGAAAAAATGTCCGTGGACAGGTCTGGAAGAGATTTAAGCTAAGTCGAATTTGTGGAACTTGTATAGCAAAAGATAAAATAAAAAGTATTGTTTCATTATTAACTCCTACTGGAGTTGTTAATGTAAAATTTAGAAAAGATTATTTTGCTTTATTTGATAAACAAATTTCTCAAAAGAATCCAGATGGAACAAAGACTATTATGGAGAAGTCTTGGTTTAACAGGGGATCAATGATTGTTGTGACAGGTTTTAGATCTGAAGATTCATTTATTCCAAAGAAATATAATAATACACAAGGACATCAATTATATAAAATAGATCAAATTAATGGTAATGAAATTGTTTTAAGGAGTGAAAGGTATTCTGGAGGAATAGAAGATGACGCCGAAGATTAAAATATTATATTGTTTTGATGATGATTCAGTGATTCATGTCTTGCCAATGAATTTTATTGTATCAATAATTATAAAAATTATTGCTTATATCAATCAGGCGGACTGGACTTTTATTAAATATAATGGTTTTGCAAATAGCTATGAAGTAGTTGATAGAGATTTTAAAGAATCTGTAGATACCCCATTGGCGGAATGGGTTAAAAATGGCTGTTCAGATATAGTATATGAAGAATGCGATACTATGGCAGAATATCTTGAAAAAACTAAATACATTAAAGAAAGTACTGGACTAATGTATTATGAAGGGAAAGAGGAAAAAAATAGTATCTCCTTTTTCATAACCGAGCCATCAGTAGAAATGGATAGTACGATATGAAAAAAATAATTGCAATAATAGGTAAAAGCGGTGCTGGCAAAAACTTTTATTTTGATTGCCTGCGCCGGAACTACCCAGAATTTAATTATATAAAACGAGTAACAACTCGGCCAAGAAGAGATAATGAGCCAGAAGATTCATATTTCTTTATTGACAAAGAAGAATATACAAAATTATTTTTCTCTGAACTTGTAGAAGTAGGAACTTTTAGAGATTGGTTTTATGGTACACCAAAAGGTCAAATTATTGATGATACAATAAATATTGGTATTTTTGATCCTTTTGGAGTAGAGCAATTAATTGAGTATTATGGAGAACAAAATGTACAGATTATTTATATAAATTGTTCTTCTAAATATAGATTAATTAGATCCTTAGAGCGAATTTCTAGCGAAGAAGATGCCCAAGAGGTTATAAGAAGATATACAGCTGATGAAGAAGCTTTTTCCGATTTACTTCTGGATATGGAAGATAAAATCATAGTTATCGATAATGATATGCCGATAGAAGATTCTCCATCTTGGTATAATCAAACTATCAATAACATTGAAACCATCGCGGCAATCGCTCAAAAATGGAAAAACTCATTATCCTAAAAAGCAAATATAGTAATGAAGAAAAAATTTCTTACTATATTTAGTATTTTGGAGGTTAATTAATATGCTTGTTCAAAAAAGAAATGGTAAATATGTTGAATTCGACAAGCAAAGAATTATTGATGCAATAAATAAAGCATTTGTTGAAGTTGATGGCGATCTTTATGAAAATGAAACTTCTCGTGATGCTGCGGAAGAAATCGAGCAATTTTATAAAGACCATCCAAATGTTGAACCAACAGTAGAAGGTATTCAAGATTACGTAGAAAGATATCTAATGCATTCAGAAAGACCTGATGTGGCGCGAGCCTATATCAGATATAGATACAAAAAAGAAGCATCAAGAAATTTTTCAGCAGAATTTCTTGATGAAATAAAGAAAAAGCTATTGGCTGAAAATGTTCAAAATCAAAATGCCAACGTTGATGAACATTCCTTCGGCGGAAGGGTTGGCGAAGCCTCTAGCGCCATGATGAAAAAACTCGCCCTTGATTATTTCGTGTCTGATATGGCGAGAGAAAATCATCTTGGCAATATGATATATATTCATGACTTAGATCATTATTGTATTGGCGATCACAACTGTTTAACAATTCCATTTGATAAACTGTTGGCGAATGGGTTTAACACACGTCAAACCGATGTCCGCCCCGCCCAGTCAGTGAATACTGCATTTCAATTAATAGCTGTTATATTCCAGCTTCAGAGTTTGCAACAGTTTGGTGGAGTTTCTGCTTCACATATTGACTGGACGATGGTTCCTTATGTTCGCAAAAGTTTTGCAAAACATTATAAAGATGGTTTGCTTTTTATTAGACATAAAAATTATGAAGATATAGATTATGAGATAGAAGGAATGCTCATTAATAGTCGTGACTATAGCATAGAAGATCCAGAATGGAAAGCATATGATGGAGAAGTATACGATTATGCTTTAGCTATGACGAAGAAAGAAGTTGACCAGGGCGCAGAAGGGCTTTATCACAACCTTAATACGCTATAGTCACGGTCAGGGAACTAGTTGCCTTTTACTTCAATCAATTACGGCACTTGTACATTGTAGGAAGGTAGAATGGTGACAGAAGCCTTGCTAAATGTTTCTATAAAAGGCCTTGGAAAACTTCATAAAACATCAATATTCCCCTGTGGAATATTCCAATGTATGACTGGAGTAAATAGAAAACCTGGCGATCCTAACTATGATTTGTTCCAGCTCGCGACAAAGTCTACGGCAAAGCGTTTATATCCAAATTACGCGAATATAGATTGGTCAGGGAATGCTGGTTACGATGTCAATGATCCCTCTACCTACTTCAGCACCATGGGTTGTCGCACGTCAAATGGTACTGATATCAATGCAGAACCAGGCGTTAACCCATAGACAAAGGATGGCCGTGGAAATATCTGCCCTGTAACAATAATTCTTCCTACTTTAGCAATGATGGCCAAGAACGATTGTGAATCGTGTATTGATGCTGGATTAGATGAAAGAGATTATATTGATAAATTTATGAATCTCCTTGATAAAAAAATTCATGAAGCAAAAGATATGCTAATAGAGAGATTTGATTGGATCTGCTCACAAGATCCTGCCTCCGCCAAGTTTATGTATGAGAATGGTACAATGATTGGTTACCATCCAGAAAAAGGTATCCGGTCTGCCCTCCGTCATGGCACGATTGTAATTGGACAACTCGGCCTGGCAGAATGCTTACAGATTCTTATTGGTTGTGACCATACCACAGAAAAAGGCATGGAACTTGCTAAACGAATAGAGCAGCTTTTCAAAGATCGTTGTGCAGAGTTTAAGCAAGAATATAAGTTAAACTTTGGTGTGTACTATACACCGGCAGAAAACCTCTGCTACACAGCATTAAAGAAGTTCCGCCAAAAATATGGAACTATTCCAAATGTGAGTGATAAAGATTTCTTTACAAATTCAATTCATGTTCCTGTATGGCATCAAATAAGTCCCTTTGATAAAATAGATATTGAAAGTCAGCTTACGGGATATTCAAACGCCGGATGTATAACATATGTTGAATTAGATGCTTCAGCGGTTCATAATCCAGAAGCAATAGAACAATTAGTTAACTATGCTATGGATCATGATATTCCGTACTTCGCAATAAACGTTCCCTCTGATACCTGCTTAGATTGCGGATTCTAGGGTGAAATAAATGATAAATGCCCGATTTGTGGAAGTACAAATATTCAACAGCTACGACGGGTGACTGGTTACCTGACAGGCGATTACAGGTCTGCCTTTAACCACGGTAAGCAAGATGAAGTGCAACACCGAGTTCGCCACGTAGGAGTGATGGAATCATGAGATGGGCAGGCATAATTAAAAATGATATTGCCGCCGGCGATGGCATGAATGTAACATTCTTTGTTCAAGGATGTCCAATCCAGTGTGAGGGTTGTCATAACTCTCACATCTGGGATTTTGATGGCGGTAAAGAATTTACTGATGAAACTATGAATATGATTATTGATGCTATTGGAAAAAATGGTATTCAAAGAAATTTTAGTTTAATGGGCGGAGAACCGCTTTGTGAAGAAAATTTAGCTTTATCATATAAAATTGTTTCTACAGTTAGATCAATTTATCCTACAATAAAAATTTATTTATGGACAGGATATTATTTAAAAGATTTAGTTAAAAGAAAAAATCCATTAGTTTATCAAATAATATCTCAATGTGATTATTTAATAGATGGGCCATATATTCAAGACAAAAGAGATATCACCCTTGACAAAAGAGGATCAACAAACTAGACGGTGATTCCACTTGACTCTTTAAAAAATATATGGTATAATATAGATATAAAATAAGAGAAAAAGGAAAAAATATTATGAATATGCAATCTAATTTCTTTGGAGTTTATAAAAGCAAAAAAGAATTAAGTGAAAGAACTCCTAAAGATATAAAAGTTGGCTCTATTGCTTTTGTAACTGAATCTCATTTATATTATGAATATAAAGATTATGGCGACTGGTCAACAATTAATACAGAAGATGTTCGTCTTGGTCTGGGTATAAAAGAATTGCCATCGGCAGCAAAATTCAAAGGCTTAGAAATGTCACTTTATGATATTAATAAACAAATAGTATCACAACTTCCGGAATTTACAGAAGAAAATTTAGCTAAATTTAAAAATGAAATATTGCCTGATTTTATGAGTAAAAATTATGGTAATTATTATACACTTTTAAGTAAAGAAGCATCTTATTATACTTTGTTTAGAAGAACAAGTCGTCCAGAAGAAATGTCTATAGCAGATGCCCTTTTAGAGTGTATTGGCTATGTTGGCGTTATTAAAGATGTATCCACAGAAGAAACTAGTCCAGAATTAGCGATTTGGATACAAGAGCATGATTCTACAAATGTAGAATGTTATCATTTCTTTAATTATGATATGGGCGTAGTTGAATTTCATTAAAGGAGGAAAGCTATGGACATAAAACAAATAGGATATCTAATTAATCCAAATGAATGTTTTAGTTATTATTTTTTCATGGATAATGGCAATTCGGAGCCGATGAGAAGAGTTTTGTTTGAAGATCTTCCTTCAAAAATTGCTGAATTTCATACGGCTTATCCAGAAGCAAAACATGTTATATTTTGTACTTGGCCTGATGCCTTGAATGGATATGTTGAGATGCTGCAGGCCGCAGTCGGCAAAGAAATTAAACTTTATACAACAATAGAGTAAAAGGAGTTTTTATGAATTATTTGATTTCGGCAACAGAAAAATATCGTTTTGATACAGAAGAAGAAGCAACTGCTTTTATCGAAAAGGCAAAAGAAGCTTCAATTTATAATCTTCCTAAATATAATTGTGAACATAAAGTTCGTAAACAAAAAGGCGAAATTATTGATGAATGGTTTACTGTAACTCTTTTGAAGACTTTCAATGATGAAAAGGATCCTTACGATCAAATTACTGTAACCTATTCTCATTCATAAATAAGGAGGATAAAGTTATGCAAATAACTTTTGAAAAAGTTTCTCGCTTAAAAGACGTATATTTTCCTGCTCCTAAAAGAGCTACTAAAGATAGTGCAGGATATGATTTATACGTTGCTCAAGACATTACAATACCATCCTTTTTCCAAAATTTTGAAGGAAATACTACTCAATATCTTATAAATACAAATCATCCCCGCACACTTGCGGAAGTGAAGAATGGAATTCCTGCGTCATTGAAGCCAACTCTGGTTTCTTTCGGCGTTAAGGTTTATCTTCCATCTGGATATTATTTAAAAATCGTACCTAGATCTTCTACTCCATTAAAATATCTTTTATTTTTGGCAAATGGCGAAGGCATTATCGATGCAGATTATGCTGATAACCCAAGCAACGAAGGAGAAATATTCGGTCAATTTATAAACTTCAGTCCTTATCCAATCTCTTTAAAAGTTGGAGATTGTATTGCTCAAGGTATTGTTCAAAAATACTATATAGACGATGAAGATGCGACCGACACAGAAAGATCTGGCGGATTTGGTTCTACAAATGCCTAAGATTTTAGCATTAGATTAGAGTAGTCACGTTTCCGGTTTCTCCATTTTTGAAAATGGAAAATTAGTAAAATTTGGAAAATTTGAGTTTAATGATAAAGATATGGGCGCACGGCTCTCAAAGATAGTTCAGAAAGTTAAAAGTCTAATTTCTGAAGAGAATATCGATTAGCTTATAATAGAAGATATTCAGTTACAACGGACAGTAGGTGACAACGTCGCCACGTTTAAAATATTGGCTGAAGTAATTGGCGTCTTATATGAAATGGCATATGATATTCGTATCCCAATAAGTAGTGTGCTTGCATCTGTTTGGAAAAGTAAATTAAATATAAAAGGCAAAGATCGATCTACCCAGAAAAAAGCAGCATAGGAATATGTACAAACCAACTTTGGTATTAAAGCTACACAAGACGAGTGTGACGCTATTTGTATAGGTACTTATGCTTGTAATGGACAAGTTGAAATGCTCTCCTGGGAATAATCGCTTGGACAAAAAAAGAGAATTATTCATTCTTAATTTTTATATATATATGAAAATTGACACCAAAAAAGAAACGGCATTTTCAGATTATACCGAAAGCGAGGAATGAATAATTATGGAGTGGCTAGGTGAATTTATCGCTAAATATTGGGTAAATTGTCTGCTCGGATTGATTTCTCTCGGCTTATCAATAACCGCTAAAAAATTCTATAATTTATGGAAATAGGCAAAAACCGAGAAAAAGAAAAAAGAATTTGAAGAATTTGAAAAGAAGTTAACTGAATAGCTTGATAAATTTAAAGAGAGTTCTGATAAGTCAGATGAAAATATTCAAAATGAAATATATGCTATCCAATAGGACATTGATTTATTAAGAAAAGGTTTACTCTCTGTTCAAGGTAGGCAGTTTATAGAATATGGTCTTAAATTAAGAGATTAGACTGATATAATTTCAGATGATGATTACCGCAGATTTCTTAAAGATCATTAGGCATATAATGGTTTAGGTGGAAATTGCTTTGGCGATAAAATTTTTGATTAGGTTACTGAAAAGTATAATAAACAAAAACTTGGAGAGTAAGGAAGGTATTTAAATATGAGTTTAAAAGAGATTCTCGAAATAGTGGTACAGTTCTTAGTACTTCCTATTTTGTTATATTTCGTAAAAATGGCCGGCAGTTATCTTGTCCAGAAGATAAGAGAAAGCAAGGCTAAAACAGAAGATGAAAATAAGAAAAACTTATTAACATTTATTGATAATTTAATACATACTTGCGTAGCTGCTACAAATTAGACTTTTGTAGACGCTTTGAAGAAAGAAAATCTTTTTGACGCAGAGGCTTAGAAAGAAGCCCTTAATAAAGCTTTACAAATGATTCTTGAGAATCTTACAGAGGACGCTAAAGATTATATAGAGAGTATTACAGGAAATCTTGATGCTTACTTAATTCCAAGAATTGAGGGCGAAGTTAAAGAACAGAAAATATTTGCAAGTCTTTAAAATAATAAAAAGGCGAGAGTTAAAAAACTCTCGCCTTATTTTTTTTGCCTTTTTTAAGGTTTACTATTTTATTTAAGCATTATCAGGTTCATCTTCGATAGTCGCTATCAGTGTATCGCTCTATGGATCATAACTGTAATTCATATTATTTAATGATACAGCGCCTTCTGTATCATCATAATCTATAGTAACAGATTCAGCAGCTGTAGTTGGGAATTGTTTCCAAACAGGAGCAGCAGTTAATTTAATTTGAGCTTTTTGATCACGAACAGGGGGTATATATTGAATATCAACACCATCACCAACTAAATAAAATCCATTAAGATAGGACGGAATAGCCGTAATAAGATTATTTTCTAACTATTCTTCAGCTTCTAAAGTATCTATATTAGATTCAATAGGATAAGTATAAATACGTACAGCATTACTAAAAGGAATAGCCGTAGTATTAGCGGTTAAAATACTTGCTCTTTCAACTCTAATATCATCTACATACTTTAGACTATTTAAATCTAAGTTCATAGTTATCTAGCCCTAATTATCGATACTAAGCGTACCAGTATTTGGCCATTCTTCTTTAGATGGGGTTATTATTATATTATTATCTCCTTCCGCGAAAGAAGGTGCCACTTTTCCTATTTCAATGAAAGGTGATTCATTTGAATCTGTTTTTTGATAAATTTTTGCCTCAGAAGAAACAAAAACATGCCGTCCATATAAAATTGAATCTTTAGCACGAATCATTTCTGAATAATTGCTAAAAATTCCATCAAACTACCAAGTAGATCTTGAAGGATTACTTCCATATATACTCATTCTCCAGTACCTCCTCCAGTTCTTTCTTCAGTTAAGGATCCACTATAAAGAAGGTCTACTAAAATTGTCCCTGATTGACTTGGAACATAAATAGACCTTAAATAGGCTCCAGAAAATGAAGAAAAATCAGCTTCATAAACTCCGGTATATCCAATCGTTAAATTAGTTGTTTTATTACTATTAATGCCTATCTGCGTCCCAGGTAAACCCTATACACCGATATAAGAAATTTCTCCAGTATCTGCTGCAGAAGACTCATCTTCCGCCACTTTAATATATAACTCTTGATTATCTAATTTATATTGTGCTATTTTACGTGACATTCCTTTAACCTCCTTTAAAGTATTTCTTCAGAAGCTCTATTCGCTTCTACGGTCATAGACCCTTTTTGTCCATCTAATGAAATATTAATTTTTGAAATAATATATTCATTATCTATTTTAGATTCCTCATCTACTACTGAAATCCTAGTGTTAGGCTATAAATAATAAATTGGAATCATATTCAAATTAATTTTTTCTGCACAGAATGTATTTTCATATACTAAAGACTACATCTTTTCAAAGGCAGAAGTCTCCTGCATACTAATCTAAAACAGATTAGCTAAAGACTCACTTAAATGAATTAATACATAATTTTTAGTTAAATTAAAATCTAAACTTTCATCAGTATAATAAACACTTTCTGGGACAGGTGTATAATATAATGATTTAACACTAGACTCATTTACTACTTTTGGACGATCTCCAATAGCAGGAATTGATATATTATCTAATTCCGTATCTTCACCAGTTAATTCAAAATAAAATTGTAACATCCATGGAGCTTCAATCAAATCTCTATTATATCCTTGAGTACTTGTATCAGTTCCATTGGCGTCTTCATATGTAATCTTATTTATCTCATCTACAATACCAGCATACTCTAATCTATATAGAGTCCGCCAAAAACTTATCATATCAGTATAATAAATTTCATAACCCGTTTGGCCATTTATACAAGTTAATGGATTATTTTTCTCTACTCTCTCTAAGAAATCTTCTTCTTGATTTTGTCTATAAAAATCAACCGCCATTTGATAAATAAGCTCTCTATAGTCCCAAGCTATTTGATTACTTAATTCAGCTAGCTTTTGATCATACTCATTCGTGGCCGCAATTTTTTCTCTTATTCTTTCATCTCGGTCTTCTTTCTATTCTGCCGCATATAATTTTTCATATAAAATGCGGCCCGCTGCCTTTAACTAATTCCTGGCTTCAGTATCATCATTAGGAACAGTCGTATTATAAGTTTTTGATGCGGAATGTATGGTATAATCTTTTACAGACTCTTTTTCCGGATTAGGATATTCTAGTGTTGTATAAGTCTATGGTTTTTTATCTATTGCATATCTATATAAAATAGCAATATCTTTATCGCTTTCTGCTTTTCTTGTTCCCCATACACTATAATCATTTTTTAATTTTGTTAGCTATGGAGTATTTTGAGCAGAAATAATATATCTCAAGTCGTCGAAGAAATAAGCTATATAATCCTAATATGAACTAGGTTTTGCATATTCATCTATAAACCATGATCTATATAAAGGAGCATAAGCAGGTTTTTTCTAAAAAACAAAATTCCCATCAATATCATAAAAATATTCGTACTGAGAACCAAGCATATTTACAATTTTATCTATTACAGAAGTAACAGAATCGCCAATATTAGTTGTTAAATCGCCGGCATATGTTAAAGGACAAAGCCTGTATCCAGCACTCTAACCAGTTAAACATCTACCAATGGTATATGTAGGAGCACCTTCACGAAACACAGAACTATTAAATTGTATTTCTGTAGGAGTCATATCTACAATCCCCATTGTATTATAAATTAACTTATCAGCTCCTTCCGGACTAACATCATTATCTAAAGTATTTCCTTTTTTCCCATCACTGCTAACCCAATAGACATTAGGGTCGAAAGTAATCTATCTTACTTCGTTTGCTTGATAAATTAAAAAAATAGGTTTATCTCCCATATATTGTAATAATTCAAATCCAAAAGGATCTAAATCATTTATTAATACATTTGCGGGAAGCTCTCTTCCATACATAATTAAAAGATTTTTTAATATTTCTACAATAGGTACTTTTTCGTACACTGTGACCTCGGCGGCTGTATCCACAATCTGCTCTGTTCCGAAGTCGGTGGATGCATTGATATTTCCTCCGACGTCGCCATTTAGCAAGCACATCTTATCTTTTCCAGACAAACTTATCGTATGCGTATTTTTTTGACGAGAAATATTAAAACTAGTAAAAATAAAAATTCCTTGCTTAAACCAAATAATATTATCATAGCGTTCATCAAAATCATTTAAAACGCCTATCTCTA